TTTAATAAAAAATCATCGGATGCTGATTGATGTACTTCTTTCAATTCTCCTTCCAATAAAACTGCTCCTTCTTTTAAGAAATCCAAATGACCTGACCAATTAGATACGATTATAGGTTTACCTGTCAAACTAAATTCTAATAAAGGTCTACCAAATCCTTCACCCTTTGTGAAGTTTAACATTGCTTTTATTTTTGAATGTTCGTATAAACCATTCATTTGTGCCGGTGTCAAATCACCGTGCAGTAAATAAATTGGAACTTTACCATATTCTTTACCCAATGAATCTTTTATTTTTTTAATAATAGCTTCTCTATCTCTAACACTAAATCCTGCAGATGATGTTTTTAAAACTAATGCAGGCTTAACCTTTTCATTTTTGAAGGCCATTGCAAATGTTTTAATCATCATTCCTACATTCTTTCTATCTTCTCCCAAATCGCCTTTTAACCAATGTCCTACAAATAGGAATGCAAAATCTTCTTTGATTTGATTCAATTCCGAAATATGTGCAATATACTCAGTTCCAAAATCATTTTCATTAAATCCTTCAAAAAGAACTTCAACTGGTTTCTCAACTTTAATTTGTCTTACAACCTGGTTTGTTTGCTTATTTGTTTCGTTATAAATTGTTCCAACTAAACTCAACTTTGCGTGTTCGGATGGTGTAATAATTAAATCCATTCGGTTACATCCTTCAATCCAATTCATAGGACAGGCAGTGGTTTCAATAGCTGCTGTAATTCCAATATTGTAATGTCCTATTGGTTGAAACTCATTAGGAACAGTTACCTGTACATATACATCTGGTTTTTCTGTAATTTGTCCTATAATATTATTTACAATCCATTTATGGAATTCGTTTTCATAATTTAATGCATCCATTGGTGTTTGACCCCAACGAGTACTTATTATTTTAATATCAAATTTATCTAATTCGTATAATGATTGTAAAAGGTCTCTTGAATGATCACCATATCCACTTCTAGTTGATACTGGTGCTTGAAATATTAATGTTGGTTTCATACTATAACTCTATTAATTTAAATTTTTCTCTTGGTTTCCAATTTGCAAATGCACCTTCCATGCCTTCAATCAACGAATCACACATTGCTTCTCTACTTAATTTACCTTCTCCAATAAAGTGTTTTCTACCTTTTAATCCCGCTGCTTCTCTATCTTCTTTTGGTGTTTTATACCAATCCATAATTAAAGGTGTCACATCTTCAAAATCAACTCTATCATCAAAAATATAAGGAGTAGGAACTGAACCGGTTGTTGAACGAACTGGCCAAATTGGTTTAACCCAATCACCCCAAACGTGAGTATTCTTTTTATGTTTATCATGCAGAGAACCAATCTCTACATAATCTTCTGCGGTTAATAATTTACCATTGCCTTTTTCTCTAAATCCACATTGATCTTGCAATCCACCGGTTACGGTTACAATAATTGGAGTTCCGGCCATAACCGATTCGGCTGTTGCTAATCCAAATCCTTCGTTTGATGCTATATTAATTGTAACATCAGCGATATTATATAACCAATTCAATTGTTCTTCTGAATATCTATTTGATGCAAATACAACATTTGTTTCCGGTGAGCAACAGTGTTCAATAGTGGTATGTAAATCAGTACCATGTTCTTCAACAGGATTTGTGTGCATTAATAAACAAACTTTATCTCTTTCATCTGGTCTTAATGCTTCTACAAACTTATCAAATGCTAAAATAACATCAATCGGTTGTTTTCTACGAATATTTCTATTATTCCAATAAAGAACAAATTCGTATTCTTTATCTCCAAAAATACTTTGTTTAAAGTCTTCTGGAACTTCAGTAGGTTTATATAACTCGGAGTTAATACCATGTGGTACATAACTTACTTGCCAATCCTTTGCAGTATTCCAATGCTTTTCTTTATTCCAACCATATACTCTTTTGGTAATACCATATGTTTGTTTTGAAATACATCCAATCCAATCACAACTTTCGTAGTAATCTCTATTATATTTTGGGTCTGGCAAATCATCCCAAATGTGATAAAAGAAAAGAGGTACTGATTGGCGAATTTCATGCTCAATATCATACAACCAAATCCAATATCTCGGGTCTGTGAAGTGTAAAATTGCATCTGGTTTTTCAACCATCAATAATTGACGAATTACATCTGGATTACCATATCCATCATAGGGATATATTTTTACGTTTGCATCTGCAACACCAGTTCTTTGTCTAACATCATCGTTTAAATCAAAAACTTTTCCTGTTTCAGGATGCTTAATAGCCGCACCCAATTGTACCCAATCGTATTTGTGAACAGTTCCTAAAACCAACTGCTTAGAAACGTTAGCAATACCGCTAGCCATCCTAAGATCATCCGAAAGTAACAGAATCTTCTTTTTTGCCATAACTTATTATTGTTTTATTAAAATTGTGAACCACTTACTTGAAGTACTGTGTATTCGTTTAATTGTTTTCTAAATTTTTCATTTTTTGTGTAAAGATCCAAAGTTCTATTAACTAATTTTTGAAAATTTATTCCACCTTGTAAAGATGAAATTTTAAAATCTTCATCATATAACTTTTGAATAACTTTAACCGTTGTTAATTTTAAATTTGCCATAATTCGTCTATATTTATATATACATATATATGGTACAAATTTATTTTCCATCACAGTATTTACCATAAAATTCACACCATCCACATAGTTTTGAAGGTTTCTTTATATATTCAATTTCTGTTTTATAGTTCCCTTCTTTATCAAAAACACTATCAACAAATTCAGTAAATCCTTTCCAAGCTTTATTCACAGAAGGTTTACCATTAGCAGGTACATGTCTGCTCATTCGGTGTGTTGGGATATCTTCTCGTACTTCTACTTTTCTTTTTAAGATTATAAACTCAACATCAATCATATCTTCTGATATACCAATTAATTCTGCATAAAACTTTTTATATAAAAGTATTTGTGCGTTTTTAACCGGATCAGATTTTTGATATTTGCTCCATCCTCTAGTTGAAGTTTTAAAATCAATAATCTTATATTTGCCTGTGAATGTATCTCTAATGATTAAATCAATAAACCCCATAAAGTTTACGTTTTCCGAAATCTTTGTGTTTATGGGTTGTTCAATTGCTACCAATTCATCGTGTTTTAACGAAAAGAATTTGTTGAAGTTTTTTGATTTTTGAAACCAGTCCAAAAGAACATTTCCATCTTCTAAAAACTCTACCATTTCTTCTTTGGTGCAAATTGTAGTGTTTCCGATTTCACCACCACTTTCTTTAAGGTACGCATCTCTCATTCTTTCTTTTAGATAAACTTTTAAGTCAATCATTTTGTCAGCTTGTGACTTAGATATTCTTAAACACTTTTCTAAATAGTTTTGTAAAGTTTCATGCATAGCAGTCCCAAAGATACTATGGATGTTTGAACTCGACTCGGATAACCCGTCTATATAACTTAATTTGTATTGTTGTGGACACGTATGCCACATACTATATTGTGAAAATGATACTCTTGCCATAGATGTAATATAACTAAATTATTTGGATTTACCAAATTATATCTTAAGTTTTAATTTAGTTATTTGTTTTTTATCTACTGCATATTTTTCACAAACATATTTAATATATTCTCTACCTTCTCTGGTTGAATAAAGAATTTCTATATAATCATTTGCCTGAAGTTCCGAACAATCGTATTCTTTTTTAATTAATTCAACTAAAAAAGATTCGTATTTATCTTCTGATTTTCCTTTAATATATTTTAAATAGTATTTTCCTTTTGGAATGACACTGATATATAACTTATACATTTCCTTTGGTTGTAAAGTTTGTGTCAAAGGAAGTAATGTTGCAATCAACTCAACCCACTCAGGTTTCATTGAAAGAAACCGATTAATCATAAAATTACTCCAAGATTTTAAATCTTCTTCTGTAAGTTTATCAAAGTATTTAGGGTCTTGTTCAGTTGTTATTGCCGAAATATGATCAAATAACTTTTTAGCGGCCATTATTCAATAATTTTTGTTTCTTGTAATTCTTGTGGTAATAATTCATTTAGAGGTTTTCCACATTTTGCACATAGATACAATTCAATTGGCATAACCGAATCTTTCGCCGCGCCCGTTAGTAATCTAGATATTTTTTTAAATCTATATCCTGGCATAAATACTTTTCCACCGCAATCACATTCCATGTCTCTTGCATCATTTAAATTGAAATTTGGTGGTAATTGAGGTCCCATTTGCTGTTCCATATTTTTTTATTTTATAATGTTTAATATTTGTATAATTGTTGAAGTAAATACTATTTCTTTATCTACTACCAATGCGTCTTTTGATAATCCTTCGGCTATTGTAACTATTACATTAGCAGTATTTCCTGCTGCATAATCATCAACTTTATCGTAAAGCATTGAATACATTTCTGAATAATCATTCAATTTATTATCTGCTACCGCTTGTCTTATTTTCATAAATAGATTACGCTTATCATCATTTGATTTCAACAAATCAATTAATTTAGTTTGAAAGTTTGATTCCACCATAATTTGGTGATCTACTTTTAATTCACCTTTTGCAGATTGTAGTTGACAAGTATTAAGTATTCTTCTAATATCTGGATAATATGAATTAATAATATCCGCCATATTTTTTGGTTCATACTTAATCTTTTCAGTATCTAATATTCTTGCCACCTGAACTGCTACATCCTTTTTAGTCGGAGGTGTAATAGCAAATGATTGACATCTACTTTTAATTGGGTCAATAATTTTTTCATGATAGTTGCAGGTAAGAATAAATCTACAATGTTTACTGAATGTTTCCATTAAGTTACGAAGGATTGCCTGTGCTCCTGGTGTCATATAATCAAACTCATCTAAAATAATAATTTTAAATCCTGCAAATCCCATAGATGATGCAAAGTTTTTAACCTTTGTTCGCACGGTATCTACATTATTTTCATCCGATGCATTGATAATCATACTATCACACTTAATTGTATTTACAATAAGTTTTGCAAGTGTGGTTTTACCAGTACCTGCTTTTCCATAAAGAAGCAAGTGTGGAATATCATTATTATCTAAATATTGTTGGATGGTTTCCTTTACTACTTCATTTCCTACATATTCGGAAAGTGTTTGTGGGCGATACTTTTCTACCCATAAAGTGTGTTCTCTTTTAGCTACATCATTTGCGAAAAAACTCATATTATATTTTTTTATTTTCCAGTTGAACCGAACCCACCTTCGCCTCTTTCTGTGTTAGATAATTCATTTACTTCTTCAAATTCAATTTGTGGATATGGTATAATCATTATTTGACAAACTCTATCTCCTACTTCATATTTCCTAGATGTCACACCAAATATCTTATTAAATGTAGCTTGTAGTTCTCCTCTATATCCACTATCAATTACACCTACCGAATTACTCAATTGTAAGCCAGTCTTTCTGATTGATGAGCGAGGAAATACCAATCCTACAAATCCTTCAGGTATTTCTAATGCTATACCCAAACCATAAGTTATTTCTTCAGGTGTATCTGATGTAATTGATGTTGCTATCAAATCCATTCCTGCATCACCAACTTTTGCATATGTTGGAATTACTGCGTTTTCTTTTAATTTCTTTATTTTTACTTTAATATCAAAAGTAGATTTTAGTTCTTCTTTTGGAAATAATTCTAATTGTTTATAATCTGCCATAAATTTATTTTAATCAATATACAAATAATTTTTTAAAATGCAAAGAATTTCTTTGCTGTTTGTGCACCTTCTGATGCTTTTTCCCATTTAAGAGCGGTATAGAAATCATCTAATTTATTTTCCAATTCGGATTTATATATCTCATCTCTATCAATATATGTTTCAATGAACTCCATAACTTCTTTTGGGTCATTGTAATCTTTAAATGCTAATCCTTCCAATCCTAATGGATTTTGTCTTAAATATACCCACTTTACTTTATCACCATCTCTAATTGGTTCATGTTTATACGGACAATTGAAGAACTTTAATAATCTATTATATGCTATTCCAGCTTTAACGTGTGCAGGTGTTCCCTTTTCAAATTCCGCAACAGGTTTACCCTTTTCCCATCTTCCATTATCATATTTACTCAACTCTTTAATCGCTCCACCCTTTGCTATTGCATTAACAGGAAGCTCAGGTAAACTTTTTTTGAATTTTAATAATGTATCATCAATGTACTCATTGTTTTTACCCATTAGGATATCTTTCAACATTGTAGACATAAACTTCTGAAATGCTTTTGGAAATGATGAACGAACTACATCCAACCCTTTCACATCCAATTTATCACAAGGAATACCATTCTTCAAAATCATCCATTGTGCGTATCTCTTCTTTGCTACCCAAAATCCTGCTTTACTGATATATTCTTTCTTAATTTCAAATCTATGTTTCTCTTTTGGAATACAAAAGAATCTTTCAGCCAACAGGTCATAAAATTTATTAAGGAATGTTTGAGTTTCTTCTGCTATAATATTTACTTCTTGTGCCATTCTCTTTTCATCAAACTCCTTATATTCTGGGTATCGGTGTTTTACCAAAGGTTCTGCCATCATGTAAATTGAGTCAGTATCAATATAAACATTGTAATCTTCTTTTGTTCCTAACTCTTTCCAATATTTGATATTAGCCATTTCAGCGGTTTTCTTAATTACCGTTTGACCTGTAATGGTAACTGCTTCCGCATTATCAATATCATAAAAACGAAATGCAGGTAATCCTAATACACCATACATTGAGTTCAATAGAATTTTTTGAACTAATTGTCTTTTCGCATAAAACTCATATTTCTCAGTATCACCTGCTTCACCATACTTCTTTTCTAGCTTTCGGAACTCAACTCTTTGTTGAAACCATGTGTTAAGGATATCCGCAATAAGACCTGGTTTATCCTGATTATAAAGAACTCCGTTTGCAGCTATACCTAAATTACTATCTTTTATCACCTCTGCTAGTTCCTCTTTGGTGTACTCGTATTCATCACCATCCTTTCCAAGAACTTTATAGTTTCTATGTTCACCTTTTATCCATTGCTCAGGATCCCAATTTTGTACTTTACCAATCTTTGTTTCAGGACTGATGTTAAGAGTCATAATGATTGATGGATATAGAGATGTTAAGTCCAAGTCATAAATCCAATCATACTTACCAACGATAGGTTCTTTTACATATGCTCCGATAAATTTCTCTTCGTTGTTATCTCTAAGAGCCTGCATTCTTTCCTTTCTATCTTTTGGTTTGTTTGGAGATACTAAGTTTTTAGTTTTTAAATAAGCTAAACACGCTCCTTCCAAATATTTTGAAGAGTAAATATAATCTTCATATGGTACAAATCCGGCGTGACATATTGCTCTACATAAATCAATAAATTGTAATTTATTATCCATTGCTACAACCAAGTCCACATCCACAATATTATACTCAATAAATTTTTCTAAATCTGTTTCAAAGAGGTCATCTAAACTACCTTCGTATTCAACTTTACCTCTACCTAATTCTTTAGTTGCAATATGATTTAGTGTGTAACTGCTTTCTAAACCATAGTTGTAATTTTTATAAAGATTTATGTAATCTAAAATAGATACACCACCGAAACTCCATTTCTCTCTATATGGAGACCAGAATGTTTGTCCTATTGGTGAAATTCTTTTAGCATGACCTTCTCCACATATATTTTTAATACGATTGTAAAGATATGGTATATCAAAAAAATCTATATTCCATCCTGTGAGAATAGTTGGATTAACTTCCTCGTAATAATTAAGGAAAGCAAGTAAGAGATTTTTCTCGTTATCGTAAATGTGAACAATAACCTCTCTCCCATCTTTATTAAAATTTGTTGCATTGTTTTTAACTTTTTTTTGTTTATCTAAAACAAACACATCAAAAACCTTAGTTGCTCCATCATGTGCAGCGATTGCTGTTATTTCATTTTGTGCTTCTTTTGTGTTTGGTAGACCTGATATCATTTCTACCTCTATATCAAAGGTCATCACTCTATGTCCCTTTGAAGGTAAATCAGAATCATACATATCAACCAATACTCTAGTCGTTTCCGGTACATCACTTTCAAATAGGTCTTCACTTTCTTCCTTTTCCCATTTACTAATCCTCGTCAATCGGTCACCGTTCATTGAACGATGTTGTCCCATTGGATCCTTTTTGTAAGCATACTTTCTGTATGGTAAGGTAAAGTAACCCTTTTCATCATCCCATAAGTGAATTAAGTTTCTTTGCCTTTCGTAGAATATATTTTGATACATTTTTTATATTATGGTTTGTAAAATATAAAGATTGGTTCGTATTTATAAAATTGACCTTCAATCTTCATACTATTTTTTGCTTTTGATAAATCCATTCCTGTCATTGGACTCATTGTCATTCTTAATTTTCCTCTATATTCACATCCTAATTCAGTAAGGATATCAATACTATCTTGTTCTAGTGGAAAGAATTTATCAGTTCCTACTTTAATATCTGCAATATTCCAACAGATATATCTATCATTTCTAAGATATTCAAATGCAGTTGTTAATGTAGGACGTAGGAATCCATCTCTCCAACTATCATATGAACTAAACTTTTTGAATGATTGTGTTTCATCATCCGAATATCTTTCTCTATCAAAGTAAGGAGGTGATGTAAACACAAAATCCAATTGTCCTTTGTATTTTTGAAATCTTTCTTCTAAATGAATAATTTCAGAGCCAGTTGTAAAAATTTCGTAAGTGTTTGCATGACCCCAAAATGGGTTTGATGCTCCAGGTACTTTGTTATTAAAGAATTCTGCAAGGTATTCATATCTTGTTTTACCAATTTCTGGTATTTGGTTTTCAGTATTTGGGTCATTTCCTATGTAATGTATGTTTCTATCATCCACACTTAATGCTCCTAAAATTCTTCCACCCCAACCCGCTGATGGGTCGTATATATTAATTTGCTTTTGGTCTTTGATATGATTTGTAAATCTTTGGTAAAGATATTTTGCTGTTAAAGGTGGAAAATTTACCGCTGCCTGTGTTCCCATACCAATACGGAATGCAGCAGTTGCCTCAGGAAAAATAGTTTGACCTAATGGGTATATTTTAATTTGAATTGGTTGTTTTGGAATATCGTGTAAATTATCAATATTCTCTCCCCAATCTGCGGTTTTTAGTGAAGATATGTTTTCATACTTCAATATACCTGCATTATAAAGGTCTTTAACCTCTTGTGCAGTAATTGGTGGTGATGGAACTTTACTATCCGCTTGAGAAAGGCAAAATCCATGACCTGCCAAACTATCACCATCTACCCATTTTTGAATCCACTCTTTACCACTTTGTATATGCGAATTATGAAACTCTGGATTATCTAAATGTAAAGTTTTAGAAAAACGATACATACCATCCTGTCTAGTTAATCTATTCATTTGTTTGATAAACTCAGGAAGGTATTCATCATTTGCAAATACATCGTATATTGATGGTTTTGGTTTTTCATATGTTGAACCACCAATACCCGTCTTATACATTGCAGGGAAGAACTGATTGACCGGTGTAGCAAATTTATTAAAGTTAAAGATAACTTCGTTTCCGTCATCATCTCTTTCTTCAAACTCATTTACTTTGTAAGTTTGTAGTTTAGAAAACTGTTCAATCATTTCCGATTCATCAACACCAATTCTAGGTGGTGCACCGGTCTCATTCCACTTTCTTACTGCCAATTCACGAAAGAATGCCACCCACTCTCCAAACTTAGGGAATGGCATTTTAAGAACATCTTCGTATTTTAAGTTTACTTCTGGAGAGTAAATCCAATCGTTCTTTTCGTAAAAGTATTTTTTAGGATAATTAAAACTCATTATGCAGTTAATTGAACTTCTACTAAATAATATTTTGAAGTAAAGTCATCAACTTTAAATTCAGCATGTGCTAAACCTGCAGTTGAAACTTTTAAAGTAACTGAAGTTGCCTCTTTGTTTGCTGTCAAAATTTCTTTAAAGTATTTTGCAGAAAAAGAGATTGGTTTAATTTGTTTTGTAAAATCTTTTTGAGCAGTAAATTCAATTCTATTTGAATTAACATTTGAATATCCTAATACAATTTTCAATTGCTCATCAGCTGATAAAATTGTAAAGGTATCAACATCGCTCAACGCGTTTTTAGCTTTAATAAATTTATCAATAAATTTGGCATCAAATCCGATTTCAACATCCCATTCAGGAATACTTTTTAATTCAGGAACAGATGGAATAACTGCTAAATCTGCTAGTTGAAATTGTAACTTAGTATCACCATTCTTAATGAATAGATTTACTGCTTTTCCTTCAACTTGCTGAACATCAAATTCAATATCCTCATCGGCTACTGATAACAACTTTGTTAATTGTGATGTTGTATACACACCTAATTCTGGTGTTGTTTGTGTGAAATTATCTAATTCAACTTCACCTAATACTGTTTTATCATCTGAGATAAAACGGGTAACTAATTTACCATCTGCTGCTTTCCAAGAAACAGATTCTACTAATCCAGCCAAATTATACTTTTGGATAAATCGTGTAACTCTTACTTTGTTCATACTTTTTGTTTTAAATTTTATGTTTGTTAAATATACTACTTTTTTTTGATAATACCAAATTAAAGTTTCTTCCAAATCCAAATTGGTTCACAGAATGTTTTATCACCTGCCTCTGCCGCCTTTGCCAATGCTTCTTCCGTATAACGATCTTCATCACCTTCTATAATAGAACCTGCACCCGCACTACCCGGTCTTTTGGCCATTTCCATACCCAAACACCCTTGATATTCTGCACCCAATGTTTGAATAAAATCATTCATTGGATTACATATCTCTTTGTAACCTTTACCATCTCCTTTAGAACTTGCATACACATCTGCAATGTTTATAGCCAAATATCCTCCTTTCTTAATAGTTGGCCATACATTTGAAATTGTTTTGTGTAAAAACAATGTATTCCAGTCATCAATATTTTTATATCTTACCCAACTTTGAGTATCATCGTATGAATATCTTTCAACATTAAAATATGGAGGTGAACTAAATACAATATCAAAATGTTCTTTGTACATTGAAAGGTCTGCATCTTCTGCAGGAGATTCTATAAAATCTGCTTTCTTTTCAGTTTCAAAGAATCCATTATTTTTAGAATAAAAATCTGCCTGTTGGCGATATATTGGATGATTTTCTTTACGAGGATCAATACCTACATAGTGTTTACCTTTTTCACTTGCAAAGAATCCACACATTCTATCTCCCCATCCGGCTGATATATCTAATACATTCTCAGCTTCAACATAATCGTACAAAGCCTTAGCAACATTTGGTTTAAATTGTGAACATATGTATTTTCTTAAACTTAAACATACTCTCAAAGCTGCCTTATCTACTACATCAAATTTAAGTGTATATAACCCACCCATTAGAGTAACCATAAATTCCCTATTTGTCCAAGTTCTTAAAGGGCCAGGTGAAACAGTTCCATCAACACTCCAACGATTTTCTTGTTGGAAAAAATTGGAAGCTTCATTTCCAGTATTTAATCTTCTAAAATATTGCGGTTTACCTTGAAAATCCAATGAGTATCTAAAATCCGATGCTTTTCTTGGAAACCATTCACCTTCAGTTAGTAATTCTCTCCAACGAATTCCTTTTAGTTTAAGATATTCTTTTCTAGCTTCTTCTTCACTAATTTCCGCATATGGTAATGGATATTCCATACAAATATCTGCAAGAGATTCTTTAACATCTTCTCTATCAAATGTTTTTTGTATGTATTCCCATTCTTCTTTATTAATATAAAGATATGGTTGCATACCTTTAAACTTATTAAAATATTCTATGAACATACTGTTTCAATATTTTTATCAGCAACTAATCGTAATCTAAAAACAATACCAGGTATTATACCATCCTTTTTAGATGTCCAATATATTTCACTATCTTTTACAAATCCATTTCTATAATAGAACTCAACGGCTCTGGTATTAAATTCTCTAACTGTCAAAAATAGATTTTCTGCGTGTTGTGATTTACAGTACTCTATAAATTTATTAAGAACTCTAACCGATGCTCCCGTCACTGCATGGTTACTTGCAATCTGATGAAGAATATAATCACCTTTCTTTTTGTATGTGTTTGCATTCCTACTCATTTTACCATTACTACCATATCTACCAAAAGTAACTACAACACCATCTTGCAGTATCATACCACCTTTTTCAATATACTTTTCCAATTTAAATCCCTGTTTATGGAGATGTGGAAATATTTCAGGATACAAATCAATGATAGCAGATGCTTGATTCACTGCTTCTGTCATTTCATTTGTACCTTTTTCTGCTTTTACAAAATTAAGCATATTCAAAAAATTTATTTAAGTTTAGTTTGTCTTTATACGAATATAAGGAATTTAATTGAGATTTCAAAATATCTTTTCTGGCCTCCATCATATCACCTGTTCTTGCACCCTTTGCAAAAAATACTTTAGGTCTAAAAAGAAGTTCATCTGATATTTCGCCTTTGAATGCCGCTCTTAATAGTGGCTTCATATGTCCACCTTCTTTTTGATATAAAGGTGGGATATTTAAACTATATTCTACAAATGGTCTCCAACTATAAGGAGTTCTTACTTCTACTGTCCCTCCCCACATAATAGATTGATTGGTAGTTAAGAAGTTTGTTTTGTGTACATCTTCTACTAATTTTCTTCTTGCTTTATCGTAATCTTCTGGTTTGTAATGAAAGGCTTGAATGTGTCCATAACTACCCCAAATTTCATCAGAAAGGTCACCGCTGAATACAACTTTGAATCCTAATTCATTAATCTTTTTACCCAATGCGATTTGTGCAATTGCAGAACCTACATTTTGCCATCTACTTTGTTCAATAACATAAAGTGTTTCATCAATCGCATCTAATACATCTTGTTCAGTCAATATAATTTCATGTAATTTAACGCCAAACTCTTTAGCCGCAATTCGGGCATATTTTATATCATCATTTTTTGTATCACCATCGCCCATTGAAACTACAAATGCCTCAATATCTGGTTTGATGCGTGAAAGAATATAAGTTGTAATTACCGAGTCAATACCACCGCTAAGAATTGTGCAGATAGGAACATCTGAAATCATTTTAACCTTTACAGCTTCTTCCAACATTACTCTAATATTTTTAACAATAGTTTCTCTATCATCATTTATAATTTCATTTGGAAGTTTATAGTAAGTTACGGTTTTGTGTTCTAATGTTTTGTAATCATATTCTAAATAAGTTCCTGGATAAATCGCTTTAACTTGTTTTTCATAAAGTTCTGAAATTGGTAATCCTTTCTTTTCGGAACAAAATACCAACTTACCATCATTATCAATTGCGTACCATAGGGGTAATTCACCAACGTAATCTCTAACTACAAATACTTTATTAAGTTTTGTATCAACTATTGCAAATGAAAACATACCATCCAATAATTCAAATGATTCAGTTCCTAATTCACAATAAGCATTTAAGATTATTTCCGTATCTGATTTTGTTTTGAACTTTGTTTTTAAAGATAATTTTAATTCTTTTGTTTCAGTACTATCCCAAAGTTCACCATTGTACACAATACAAACGGTCTTATCTTCATTCCACATTGGTTGGTTTGCAGATGAAGATAAGTCCTGTATTGAAAGACGGTTGTGCCCAACATAAACGTTGTCAACCTTATCTACTTTAGAAGCATCTCTGCCTCTATGAATTATTTTGTTTAAATGGGTATAGGTTTGCTCATCAGAGGTAAACCAATTACCGCCTATTATTCCACACATATAACTAATTTACGAAAAATAATTGAATTTACCAACTATTTTATTGCTTCATTTATTGCATTAACATATGCAATTTTTGATGAAAGTCCTGTAAATCTTTGTAATTCAATTCCATCTCTTTCTATTACAACGGTTGGAACTGAACGGACTCCGTATTTTTCTGTTACTTCACTATATTCATCAATATCATAATCTTCAAACTTTACATTTGAAAAATTGCTTTTGATTTCATTCATTACTGGTGCAAGAGCTCTACAAGGACCACACCATACTGCTGAGAATTTTTTAACTGTTACCATTTTTTTCTTTTTCTTTTGTATTTTTATTTCCTTTTATACCAGTTGGGATATATGGACAATGGCGGCACCCACTACCACAGCAATAGCCTCTTTCAAGGTGATACTTAGGAGTGAACACCACTTTACCATTTTCCAAATAATATAACGATTCATCATCTTTATTTAATTTCACAAGCACCTCCCGCACAAGCTAATTCACCACTCAAATCTGTATTATCTTCCAATTCAACTACTTTTGATAAATCAACATCATTTAATGTTTTCATTAATTCTTCGTATTTTTCTTTCGTACAATCTTCAAATGGTGCTTGAATATAAGTTCCACCATCGTAAGGTAATACTGATAATCCATTGTATGCATCTTTATTTTCCCACATCCATTCACCAACTGCATCCCATTCGTGCTCTCTGATTGAAACCGTTGCTGATACATTATGTGTGTTGTTACCACTTCTATGACCCGGTTTAATCCATTCGTTATGAACTCTTTTAACTCTTTCCAATAATTGAATAGGTGATTCAGTACGGAAAATTGCGTTTTCAGGTGCTTTTTGTGGGATACCAATTACTGCAGTATCATGCGGTCTAAAATATTCATCTTCAATTAATTCAGGATGATTTAAAGTTAGGTAATTGTATATTGATTCATTTTTACCAACTCTTACTCTACGAATGTAGTAATCATTATGCCAAGCGTGAATACCACTACTTGTTCCCAATGTCAATGATGTTGTTCCTGCAGGCTTAACAGTTGTGGTTCTTGCTGAATGGTTTATGCCCAATACATCTGCTACTCTTATGTTTTCTTCTTTTACTGCTTTAGCAGCCGCTTTCATATCTAATTTCAATACCGCACCACTACCAATACCTGTCATAGATACTCCAATAAGTGCATCTTTTTCGGTTGTTCTTTGCCAAATAGGTCTTAGGTAATGGAAATCAGTATAGCCTGCTTGTAATGTTCCGATGAATGATGCTGCTTTAACTCTTGCATTCAAATCATCCTGGTCTACTACATCACTTACATTTACTTCACATAAGTTACAGAATTGGAAAGGTCTTAATGCAATCTCACAGCAAGGATTAGTTCCCCAATCTTTATCGTTTGATAAGTAGATACCAGGCTCACCGGCACCACTTGCTTCAATTCTTTTCCACAAGTCCATAAAATATGATTTTGTGATTTTATGTCTCATTAGAACTGCTGAGTTGTTAGCTCTACCTCTTTGTGGATTATTTTCCCACCAAGCACCACTTTTACAACTAATCATCTTATCATCATTTGCAGAGAAAAGAGAAATTAATGCTGCTCTACGAATACCACCTGCTAATACTGCATCAGCGATGTGGCAAATAATATCATGCACTTCAATTGGTTCTAATTTATCACCATCTTTTTTACCATCTAAAATTCCTTCAATTTTAATCAAACACTCTTTAAGTGGTTGAGGTCCTGGTGCTTTACCACCACTTGTAATTAATCGTGCACCCTTTGGACGGATATCTCTAAAATCAAATACTGGCTTACTTCCTCCAAAGAAATATGCTTTAATTAACACAGAAATTGCGTCTGCCCATCCTTCAATAGAATCTCCAATAAGAAATCTTCTTGTTTTATCTTGATTTGGTTTTCTAATTTCAGGTAATTGCTCTACATGATGTTTTTGTACAGAATATCCTACACCTGTTCCACCTAATAAGAGGAACATAATTTCTGAGAATACTCTCCAATCATCTGCCGGTGCGAATGCACAATTGTAAATTCTATTTGGACTTATTTCAATTGGTTTACCTGCGAACTGCATTGAACGCATAGAAGGTAAAACCTTTTTATCATACACAAATTTATAATTTTCTCTAATCTCCGTTTCTAATTGTGGGTATTTTTTAATATGCATATCCATATTACGGGTAACCAACTCTTCCCATGTTTCTCTTCTGTTTAATTCTGGTCTAAACTTTGCGTACTTCATATAGACCGTAATGTCTGATAAAATCCTTTGTGAAATGTCCATTTTTTGTAATTTTTTAGTAAATAATTTTTTCAGGAAAACCTGAAATTAAAAAGATATATATGGAGTCTACCCGCCAATAGTCTCATTTTCTTTAGTTAATTTTAGGTTTTTTTCAAAAATTTTTATTAGTTGTTTTTTTATTTTTTTCATACTTATGCTTAATTTTTAATAAACACAAATATTGGTTCTAATTTAGTTCCGTTTCCTGCTACTGAAGATAATATAAGGTACAAAGTGTCAGTTTTTGTAAATCCCAATTCTTCGGCAATTCTAACGGTTTCCGTTTCAATTTGTTTATATTTAGGAGTATTTGCAATGTTTATTAACATTCTTCCTCCTACTTTTAATCCAATATGACAATTTGCCATAGTTTGTTTTAAAAATCCATTTAACCAATCTGTTTCGGATGGAAATTTTTTATAAGATTGAGTTTCTTCATCTGAATATTTTTCAGTATCAAAATAAGGAGGAGAAGTAAAACACAGATCTAAACTTTCTTTTTCCGGTGTAAATTCTTCAGAACCGATTTTATGAAGTATTATCTCCTTATTAAAGAAGTTTAATTCATCCTTTAATCTTACTAACCCTTCATATGTTTTAGTGGAAGGATCCGTTCCTATGTACGTTTTACACCTACTTGTAAGAAACCCAGTCAGCCTACCACCCCATCCACAACTCATATCCCAAACGGATTCACCACCATAGGTATTATAAATCCATTTAGCTACTGATGGTCGGAAGTTACTTACCGACTGATTTCCTCCATATATTTTAAAATTCTGTCTCAATCTATTTAGTGTAAATGTTCCATTACCATGTTTCAATTGCCAATCCCAAGTTTTTCTTATAACTTCTTTTAACTTATTATCATCATTCCAATAATCAATTGGTTTCATTTTATTGTTGCCACATGCTACCTCAACCCAATGTGGAAAATAGGACCATGCTAATGATAAACAATGCATTGTTTGTTCTAATTTTCCGTCTTTATAAATTGTATCTTCATCAAAACTAATCAACGATTTTAATTGAGCTAGTTTTTGATGCTTTGGAACATTATAATGTGGGAATCCTTTTTTTCGGTGATAATCAAATATAATTTTTTCAGCATGTTCTCTGTCGGTTACCTCAAATATATTTGAGGTAATTTTGTGATATTCTAAATCCAAATCATCAACTTCAATAAACCTACTAAAACTATTATAATTTATCATTATCCCATATTCTCTACATACTTTTTATGTAGTAGTTTTTTTTCAAGTCCTTCACCATTTTTACTTTCCTTTGTTGCCATCATACCATCTACTGATGTTGCTGCAAACACATCCATAATACCATGAAATGTATCTATCTTTGCGGGGAATGTCATACCATCTGGACCAAAACGATTCTTTACAATGTGAATACGACCTGTGTTTGATAATTTATCTTTGGTCTTTCTACTCACACTCATAATGAAATCTGCGGTTTGAACTTTCTTATACGAGTCACCAACCGAATCTGCTTGAATAACTTCGTGATCAATTGCTGCTCTATTTGTTTGAGTTGCTGTCCAAACAGGTATTCCAGTTTCACCACTCAATCCTCTCAATTCTTCATATATCCCACCTAACTCTGCGTACAACCCATCACTGCCCCTATTGCCACTTTTTAATAAGTCCGCGTAATCAATGATGATTAATTGTGGATTGAATCCGGTAGTTTTTACTTTTTCAATGTGTGCCGAAAGTGTTTTAGCAGATGCAAATTGTGGTGGATAATATTTAATTTTTACTCTACCTTCAGTTTGTTTAACTTTGCGAATAATTTCTCCTTTATTTAGTTTCTGGTCTGCGGTTGTAATACCCGTAAGAATTGTAATATATCTTTGTCCAACATATGATTCGGATAACTCTAGTGTGTAATGTAATACATTTACACCTCTCTGTAAAGCCGCACATGCAATTTTAGATAAGAACCAACTCTTACCAATACCCGATGGTGCCATAACTACTCCTAATTCACCTGGACCTAAACCTCCATCCATTAATTCGTCAATAACATCCCATCCTGTACCTACTGATGTTCTTTTAACATTTTCCAAAATAGATTCAAAATCATCAATAAAATCTAAACCCAAATCATTTTCCACACCTACTTTAGATGCGGCCATCATTGTATCTATAATTTTATCATAATTACCTGCTTTTAGAAGGTCAACTGATTTTAATAAAGCTTCTTTAACCTTTTGGTTTTTAGCAAAGGTAAGATACTCTTTCTTAACATAAGGTAAATCTTCTGAACTGACTTGTAAATATACCTGTTTTAATTGTTCAATTACCGTTTGCTTAAGAACTTTATCCTCAATATCTCCAACTTTAATTTTGAACACTTCCATTGTAGGAATTGCACGATATTCGTCAAAATAATTTTGTACTTCTTTTACAATCCACTGGTTTGCTTGCGATTCAAAAAAAGTTGTTTTAGTAATTTCGGTTACTTGCTCTAAAAACTTAGCATCTGTGATGAGTGAAGCAACAACTTTAGATTGATACGATTGGCCATATTTAACTAATGTATCTACTGCTTCCATTATGCTCTTTGTTTTTCTTTAAGTTTTTTTCTTTTTAAAGCCTTTTCAGATAAAGTTTCTTCTTTCTTTTCTGATTCTACTTCTTGCTTTTCAGTTTTAACATCTCTTACCAATTTTTTCCATTCGGCTTTTGCAACATATTCCCATGTGCTTCCTGCCATTTGATAAGCCTGTTTATCATCAACTCTGATGATGTTTCCCGTTTGTTTGTTTTTAAGACACTTCATAGTTTACCTCCATGTGTTTTTTTATCTAATAACCATTAATAATTCGGACTCTCTTAATAAGATGTATTTATTTCCACCAACTTTAATTTCTACTCCTTGATGGTATGGTGGAAGAATTACTTCATCACCAACTTTTACACTCATTGGGATTGCTACACCTGATTGTGTAAATAAACCATCACCAACTGCTTCTACTTTTGCTCTTTTAACATCTTCTGCTTTTACGCTATCCGGAATAATAATTCCTCCTGCGGTTGTTGATGCTTCACCTTCTAATTCCGTTAGAAGAACTCTATCTCCCAATGGTTTTGCTAATTTGTCTGTTGTCATAACTTTTTTGTTTTTTTTAAAATTTTGCTATATGTGAAAATGTTGATTGTAACCAATCCAGCACATTTGGAAATCCTTCTAACATTCTATGTTTCAATCCTAATTTTAAGAATGCCTGTTTATCAAACTTAGGGGTTGGTTCATCGTATCTATTCATAATTTTCATACGAAGATTACCACTAAACTCTGGTTCAGATAACTGCATCAATCTACGATTTCTTTCGCAAATTGCCAAATGATTTAAAAACAATTCATGTGCTTTTGTTTTTTTATCTATTGCTTCTACATATTCAATCATACTTTCCGTTGTGTGATATGTTTCTTCGGTTAGAATTGGAAAACTCTTAATAATAGATTTTATTCCCAATCCATTTATACCACCAACATTATCGGATTTGTCTCCGTCAATCATTCTGAAATTAATAAAATTGTGTGGATGGATACCAAATTCTTCTAAAACTTCATCTATATTGTAGATTTTCTTTTTAGATGGGGAGTATACACTTACATCTTTGTTTACTAATTGTAAGAAATCTTTATCGGTACTCATTAAAATAACCTTTTCACCTTCTTGTTTTAGTTGAGTAGCTATATATGCCATTACATCATCTGCTTCAATACCATCATATACCATAACAGTAACCGGTAAGCAAGTTAATAACTCAGCTAAACCAACCATTTGACGTTTCATAGAAACCTGTTCATCTTCTTCATTCATCAAATCGGTGTAAGCTCTATTTAATCTGATTTTGTTTTTACCTCTTTCGGATTTATAACCAGAATATATTTGTTTTCTGCTGTTAGAACCACCCTTACCATCAAAAGTAATAATAACTCTGGTAGGGTTAATTAAACGGATAGCGTAGCCGATACTTTTAAGTGTACCGACTATGCCTCCAATGTGGTCACCATTATCATTAAGATTAGGTGCTGTTGACCAGGAACGGATGAAGGTATTAAGACCATCAATAACTAATGTTTTGGAATTTCTTTGTAAATCACCAAATTCATTATGTTCCTTATCTATTTGTTTTAGTATATCTAAATACTTTTTATTAATCTGACTCATTTGCTTCGTCCGTTGTAATTTCAACTTCTTCCGATGCGGAATTTTTGTATTGTAATATTGTTGCTTCACAAATCCTGCGATAGATTTGATCTTTAATTTCTTCGTTTTCTAATATTTTTGCGAAATCCTTAGATTGAAATTTGATAACTTCGCCTGAATCAATATCAATATATTCATACCAAGCTCCGGCCTGTTTAACAATTTTGTTATCTTTCATAACTGCTAACCATCCTCCGTAATTATCAATACCTCTATCAAAGAAAATATCAAAATCTGCATGTCTTAATGGGGGTCCCATTCTATTTTTGATAATTTGTGCTCTTACTTTGATACCAACAATCTTATCACCTGCTTTCAATTGTCCCATATTCTTTAAACGAACTCTAACTGAACTATGAAATGCCAACGCTTTACCACCGGATGTTGTCCAAGGGTCGCCAAACATTGCGTTCATTTTCTGTCTTAATTGGTTTGTGAATACTAATGCAATAGATTGTCTACCAATCATGTTGGTAATCTTTCTCATTGCCTTTGAAATGATAATTGCTTTATCGGTAGCGTAACCATCCTTATCATAATCTGCTTCCAACTCTTTCTTAGTTGATGCAGCTGCAACTGAGTCAACAACGATAGTTACTAATCTATCTTTATCACCTGTTCTTACTTTTTCAATAATCGTTTCACACGCTTCAAAGATACCTTCAACAGTATCAACTGAAACATATAGTAGTTTTGCAATATCAACTCCAATTGCTTCTAAGTATTCTCTACTTACTGCGGTTTCCGTATCAATCAATACTGCAACACCACCTTTACGTTGTGTTTCAGCAAGGAGATGGGCGGAGAGCAGAGATTTTCCACTCTGCTCTAAACCCGTAATCTCACTAATACGGCCAACAGGAATCCCCCCATAAGGTCTATTAGAAATTGCAACATCTAGCATTGCGTTACCCGTAGATAACCAATCTTTAACATTTGTAGGGGCATCGCCTCCTTCATCTGTCAGGAAGTATGCAATCTTACCGTCCTTATTTTGTTTGTTAAGGGAATCAGCAAGTAAACTCGCTAAATCTTCTTCTCTTTTGGCCATAAATGTAACCTTTTATTAATTGTTAAATAAATCATCAAATGCTGATGCTACATCGTCCGCAGGTGCTGCTTTCTTTGGTTCATCTTTTTCCCAAGGCAAATCATTGAATTCTTGCTTGCTTTCTGCTTGAATAGGTTGTGCTTTTGGTTTTGGTGCTTCCAATTCCTCAACAATATCATCATCTGCTCCAGAAGGTGAAGATGGGTTTAACCAATTCTCTAAAATTGTTTTTAATTCTGCATAAGATAATTCCTGATATAATTCAGTAATTTCTTTTTGATTTTCTAATAAAGATTTAATCGTTGCAGGGTCTTCGTGCAATTTAGATGTTGCAGGTTTAACTCTGATTGTGGTTGTTGGGTAAGATGCGTTTGATTCTTCCGCTGAAGTTACTTCTAATACAATATCTCTACCTGTGATTGGGTCAGTAATATCACCGTAATCAGGATCCGCAATGTATCCTAAAATATCTTGATAAACTGTTTTACCAAATCCCCAAAATTTAACACCTTCGTTTTCTTTACCTCTTACGATAACTGGAACGAATGTTCTCAATTTTGGCTCCATTTTCTTACCTGCTTTCCAATCATCAGTATCACCTGTTCTTTTAAGTTTTTCTGCAAACTCAACGATAGGGTCAGGTCTACCAAACGACATTGGACTCAAATAAGTCTTGTTGTTAATGTTGTAGTGAAAATAAAGTTCAATGAAAGGAATGTCTTTGTTGAACTTGTACGGAACGATTCTAACTTGTGATTTTCCGTTAGCCGGTTTGTAAATTGAATCCGACTTTTTAGTGTTGTTTTGTAAAGAGCTAAATCTCTTTAGTGCCAATGAAATGTCCATTGTTTTTTAGATTTTAAGGTTTAAAAATTTGTTTTAAGTTTAAAGGTTTATAGCTATATCCTATATAGATAAATATAACCTTTTTGAACTTTTACTATGTAAATATACGGAAAATTTCCGAAATTACCAAATCTATTTTGCCCACTTTCCCCTCTGTACTAATTGGGCAATTATACCATAAACCGATAGGTCTTGGTATGTATCCTGTATTGATTCTCCTACCTCATCAGGATGTCCTAAAACCACCAATTGTTTTAATCTTTGAACTTTATCATTGATTCTAAACCAAAGGCCAGTTAAGGATAATTTTACATCTTCTTTAGTTTGCAGAGATGTTCCAACCGATATATTTGAAGGTCCATAGTTTCTTTGTTTCTTACAGAATGTTTCATACATTTCTGATTGGACTTTCTTAAATTCATCCATCATTTCAGGATATACTCTTTCACAAAATTCTACTGCTGATTCTTCTTTCATATAACTTATTTTATTTTTTCCAAAATTGATACCACTTCTTTTTCTTTGGATTTGGATTTGCAAATGGTTGGGTATTATCATAAATGTTTACAATACCACCATATCTAACCATCATCATTTTACAAAACAATTGATGATACTCCGCAGGTATTTTTTCAAAATCCGCCAATATTTTTACATCCAATGCTATGATATCATTTTCAGCTTTTACTATTTTTAAATAGTCATGCATTTCTACTATTGTAGAACTTTTTATTGTTAAATGATTACCATCTCCTATATGGAATTCTCCTGGTTTTGCTTTCGGTGCCATAACTTACACTTTTACTTTTATTTCATATGGTGGTGGTATATTCCCAATACCAATATTCCCATTACTTTGAATACTCATTTTTTGAACCCCATCCTCGTTATATCTTCTAACTTTAGTTATTGTTTTTTTAACAACAACCGGATGATATTCCTGTCCTTCATGATTAATTGTAATTTGTTCTGAAACTAAAAGTGTTTCGTTGGGTTCTTCCTTTTTAGGAATTAAACTTGCTATTTTTGCACCAACTACACCAGAAGCAAATAACCCAATTGCTTTAAAAAATTCTCTTCTGTTTTCCATAACTTATTTTTTACTATCCCAATACATTTGTCTAACCTTTGCGCCCAATTCCGAATCGTTAGGTGTATCTAATATTGTTCTGCTATTTACGGTGATAAGATTTCTATCTTCTCCTAAATAACAACTTCTACATAATTGTCCTGCTCCCTCTACATATCCATATCTGAAATCAATATGTGTAGTTTTAAGAGTTTCTGTTTTACAACCACACATTATACAATCTTCGTAAATGTCGTTTGTGTTCCCAACGGATGTTACTAATCCATCTTCATTAATTGTTAAAGGTACATGATGTTCTGCCATAACTTATTATTTTTGTTTGTTTAATTTTTCTTGCAATTTTACAACCAATGCACAAGATTCATATTCTTCAAAATCAATCAATGTTTGTAAATTTTCATCCAAAAGGTCAGAAAATTCTCTGCTATCAATAGATAGAGTTATAACTATAATGTTCTTAATTAGAACTCTAGCAAAATCTACTCTTTTCTTTTTGTATCTTATACCATACTCAATACCTTCAACAATTGCTTTTGAAATCTCTTTTCTATGAGTTTCAAAAACATCAGAAGGTTCATTGGCATGAATTTCAATAGGAGTATATTTTTTTACTTTTGTCATATTTCAAATATAACAAAAATATTTTAATTCTCCAAATTTTGTGTATTAAAGCTTTTGAAAACTTTTGTAGGTATTTTTTTGTAACCTACATTAGATGTAGTAAGAATACAATTTTTAAATTCTTCCCAATCAATAATATAAGATGTATCAACTTGCCCACCAGTTTTTTCTTTAACAACTTCATTTAGGGCATTAATAGTGTATATTGTATTTGATTGTTTTTTTCTATGTACAAGAATTGTTTTCCAATCAGAAGGAATTGCAGACGAACCCTTTTCAACATTGAAAGTAATAAACACTTCTTCTGGTTTAGTTTTACTTTCTAAAATGAAAACGTTTGGGTTAGTTAGTATATAATTCTTTAATATAAAATCTACTGATTTATCTAACTCATCCTTTGTCGTAAATAGGCAAAGTAGTTGTGTGTTCATTATATCTTTTTATTAATTTTCGCATCAATATCTCTACACGCATCTTCAAAATCTTTGGTAGGCTTACATTGTAGACCAACTACTCCGTTATATCCAACTCCTTTCTCTCTCATTTCTATACTTGCTAATCTAATTGGTTTTTCTGGTTTTTTACCTTTTGCAGAATATACTATTGATGCAACTCCGTTTACAACTTTAATTGATAGAAATTCTTTAATATCTTCCCATCTATCAGTACCAAACATTTCTTGCATATGTGCTTGTGTAATATACATACCATCAATCTGCATTGTTTCAACACCCTCAACCATCGTTTTCATAGGAATCGCCTCTTGTAATTTCCTTAACAACATTCCCTGAAATTCTTTATTGGTTGCCATTTTTTGTGCAGATTCTTTCATAAAATCATAAGTAATCTGTCTGTGAGAATCAATCCATTTACTATCTCCACTATATTCGGCCAATACTTTGTTATAAACCATTACTGCTTTCTTAAATTCTTTTTCACTTTTTGTTCCTAAAAATGCTCTAAACTCATCAACATCCAATGTTTTGGTTTTACTCATATATTTAGCAACTTTTCTTACCAATTCTTCATCATTCTTATCAATGTATAATGGGTCATTTTGACCTTTTTCTCTACATGCTTTAATTGCTCTACCTAAATCTGAAGATGGAATTTCTCTAGTTTGTAAAAATCCTTTTTCTGCAGATGCCATTTGTTTTTCTTGTAATTCTGTATTTTTAACAGGTGCTTTAGAAAGGGCTTGTTCTGATAATTGTCTTAATTCCGCATCTTCTGCTTTACCGTAACGAGGGTCTTCGGCATCTTTCATATTTTTTAATTCGGTAGCTCTTTTTTCTTTTTCAGGTCCCAATGTATAGAACCAGTTTTCAGCATCACCCAAACCTGCATTTAATAGATAAATTTGCCAATCCTTTTTACAACTGATTTCAATATTTTGTATATCTTTACCAGCAATTCTTACTTGAGCATTTATATCAGTTGAATCACCCTTTTCATCATAGTTTGCACCTAATGCTTCCTGTTGTGCTCTAACATCCCAAGTCATACCAGTTACTTCCCATCTTCCGGCACCATATTGTCTATTCATATTTTTAATGAACGCATCGTGTGCACCTGCCATCTGTTTAATCCAACTTCTATCTAAAATTGGAACACCACCTGCTCTTTCAATTGCATCTGCATTATCTTCTAAAGATTTGATAAATTGTGCTCTCGCAGCCATACCTTCTCTTGTTGGCGGAAATGAATATACCGCTTGCATTGCCAATTCGTTTGCCTGTGCAGATACTTGTCCTGCACCATATTGGTCTGTAATCATACCAATTGGTGGTTCAAATGTACCTTGCTTTGACATTTTAAGTAATGATTTTAATGCATCGTATCCTGCTGGTGGTAATTTACCTTGTAAAAATTTATCTATTCCTTTTGGATATTCGTATTTTGAAATTACTTGACCAGGATACGCTTTCCTAAAATTAGCTAATGCTTTTTCTGTTGAAATTCCAGAAGGTGGAAGGAATTTATTTCTGTTTGAAGCCTTCTTTTGGTCCAATTGTTTAGAACCTTTTGTACCATATTTTTGTTTAGGTGGTACAACTACTGCTCCCTTTTCAACATTTACTTCTTTACTCGGAACTTCTTTAGATTTTTTCTCTTTTCTTTTTTCTGCACCACTTACTTTAATATTTGCTTTAGGTGCAGTTTGTTGTTTTCCTACTTTTGGTGCAGGTTTTGAAGCGGGTTTATCTGATTTAGGTAATTTTCCACCATTTGCTGCTTTTGCTTTATTAATTTCAGCAGGAGTTGGTTTGGAGTGTTTAGATGGGTCAAAGTTTTTAACCACATAAACATTACCTGTTTTTTTGTTTTTTACAACATCTTCTTCTGTTAAATAAGAAAAATATACTCTAGCTTTCTGTGCCATTTCATTAGCATCCGAAACACCATTCTCTTTTAGGATTTCAGCTAGTTTTGTAACTTGTTCCTCTTTTGTTAAGTCTATAATACCCGTATTTACTCTGTATTCTAGCTCTTTAAGGATTTCTTGAAAATTTATTGACATTTTTTATCTTTTATTAAAATGAATTACTTACTAATGTATAATCTTTATTAGTTAGGGTTTGTTTTGCTTTTTTTAACAAATCATCAACCATCTTATCTCTTTTCTTTGCAGCTTCCGGAGAAATACTTCCGTCTTTATCATGTTGTTTTTTGATTTGTTGTAACTTACGAACAGCATCTTTATCATCCATAAAAATTGCCAATTCAACTGCCGCCGCAGAATGTTCGTTATTATCCGTCATTCTACTTACTTTCTTATTAAAAGCATCTGCTGGGTTATAAAATTCCTTTAATGGAACTAAATCTACTAATCTCATACAAACATAATTATATGATATAAATATAATTTTTTAATCTATTACTACTAAATCGTTGTAATTCTTTCCTTCGTAACTTCGGACCGGAAATCCACCCTTCTCCATAATCGTTCTAACTCCATCCAAAACCGAATCTCTTTCAGCGGGGTGTGTATCTATAAGGAACGCATCATATGTGTATAAAACCATCTTGCTCATCTTACCTTCTAAGAAATCCAACACCTCACCAATCTTCATATAATTGATTTCAGTCTCTAACGATTGTAGGAGATAATTGAATACCTTTTGTTCGGTCGGTGATTCAATCCTTGCAAAATGTATTTCTCTTTTGTATAAGAGTGTCGTAAGTTTTCCAGAAATGATGAACTTTTGGTATACTTCCTTTATCCATTCATCTACTTTTTGAAAGAATGGAATTCCTCTTGCCATATCATCTAATCCCCCATAAAGGTAACGGAATGTTAAACCCTTCGCCGTTTCGTAATCCACACCATATAAATCCGCTAAGTGTTGGTGAGCAGTAACCCCTTTAGGAAATTCGTAACCAACCATTTTTGCAATAAGACGAATGTGATACGATTCATAATCAAATTGAATAAGAGTACCATTCGGATGTCGAGAAACGATGGACTCTCTACTCCCATCCCCTTTGTTTAGTGCGGACCAGTTTACATTAAGGTGTCTATTGGATGGACGACCGGTGATGGTGTATGGATTGTATTGTGTATAAACGATACCCCCTTTACGAATATAAGCGGGATTGAAAGCAAAACTATCAATAAATTTTTCTTCTACGACCTTTACCCCAGCCCCTTCCAGCCTTCCCAATGTACGGATTGCTGTGGAATATTTTCTATTCCATTCATTTCTATTACTGATGTTTGGAATTTGTTTTAGTATTTCGTACCACTTCATTAAAGGTACACAATCATTCAACTCTTTATAATCGTTTCTATACCCTTTATAAACTGATCCTACGAACTCGTTGAATAGAAATGGTTTCCCATACTCTTCAAAATAAACCCACTCATAATCTAACCCATTTGTTCTTAAATACCTATTGTCCAAAACCAACGTATTAACATGTATTATGCTAGATATGTCAAATTTATCTAACTTCTTTGCATCTATGTGATTGAAATTTATTATTCCATCTTCACCATTTGTATGTCTAAAATATATAAAAGATAAACGACTACCCAATGGATGTGCTTTATGAGAACTCCACACAGGAACTATAAGGTCAATATTTACATTACCTTTTAAAAATGATTGTAAGGATTGTTTATCTTCAATTAGGTTCATAGAACTCTAATATACGAAAAATATTTGTATTTACAAAGTTATTTGTGAAATTGTAATAGGTTTGGCAAATACAATCCTATGTTTTTTATTTTACTAGCAGCGATAGAAATTGCAGATTTATTGGAGTTTCTAACACCTATATCATTTATTTCTCCATCCGCTTTATATGTAGTATCAATTGGTCCACTTATTCTCCAATACAAATTATTAGTTATCCAAAATGGATTTTCAATATGCTTTGAGTATACTATTTCATCAACTTCATATACATGTCCGTTGATATCATTTGCTTTTTGGACAAAATACCTTTGAATAAATCCATTTGAGTAATCATTTTTTGTTGGATTAGGTACTATTGTTTTTGGAAACTGTATAGTAAATTGTTCTATATTTTTTGCTACATCTTTATACATAAAAAATCTACTTACGATATTATTAACCACATTGCTTCTATTTCAGTTTTCCAACCTTGTGCGTCAACTAAATGCTTTACATTTGTTATTTGAAATACTCCATTTTGATTATATATTTCAGGTATTCCATTTGCTCTAAAATATTCACCAGAACTCAATCCAGATATTCCGTTTATAGTTAGAGTCATAGTTGTATTTGTTAAAGTTTTATTAGATGGTTCAGTAACTAAATTTAATTCTTTTAAAACATTGTTTTTATCATTTAAAATTAGTATTTCTATTTTTCCACTTCCACCAGTTTCTTTTGGTATTTTAAACTTTAAAACTTTTGAGTCAATTACAGAACTTGCTGAAGGTTGTTTTTCTGTTACTTTTTTATCTTTTTTTGCTTTGCTTTTTGCTTCGGCGTCATCAAATTGTTTTTTATTTTCCGCCTGTTTTAATTCTTCATCTACATATTTTTTAACAACATATAACTCAACTCCATCTACCGAATAATACCCATCTGCGTTTCTGTATCTATTTGCCAAAGCATCGTTTGTGTCCGAATTAGGAATACTATATTGTTTTCCTATTAAACTATTATCTTTTTCTTTTAGTTTTTTTAACGCATCTTCAATTGCAGTACTTGTTTGGAAAACCGTTTGACCCGCAACTAAGTTACCCAAATCCATTTGTATAGTACATTCTCTCACTATACTATTTACACCATTTGTTTTAAATCTATATACTTCCGTAGGCGATTTTATATCATTACCATCTTTATCTGTAAAGTGTACAAATTTTCTATCAATTATAGTCATAGGACCTCCGCCCGCATCACCATGTATAGGTGCCGTTACTAAATTAAAAACACTATACGAATTTTTATTTATTAAACTAAGAACCGCATTTATAAAATCTGCTTTTGTTTGAGATTTTTGCCAAATCTCTACAACTTGTTCATAATTTACAAATATATTCAAAGCATTTCCAATATTTTTATTTGCACTATAATTTTTAAAATTAGATTCTATTTTTTTAGTTTTTTGATTATAAACCAATTCTGGTATTTCTACATTACCAGATATTTTAAAATCTAATCCATTTATTCTACAATCTCTAAGATTTTTTTCATCTAGCCGTAATTCATCTCTTTTTTGATCATCAATACCAATTAGGATAGTAGGCAGTTGGCCAGGAAATATAACATCCTCACTTGAAGATATTAATTTATTTTGATAATTACAAGGTATTCCTTTTACACTCGCTCCTGCTATTTTTATATCCTGTGCTTCTAATTTATATTCTTTACCTGATATTCCACTATTTTTAGAACTATAATTAACCAAATGAGTTATTACAAAATCTAAAGTAACATATCTCAACTCACTAACATTTGAATCTTTTGCTAAGTCCTGTGGTTTTATAAAATTAAATGTATGTTTTTTTAAATAATCTAAAGGTATTTGTAATTTGGGTATATTTAAATCAATTCTCAATTGTTTTAAAATAATTTCTTCTTTTAATAATGTGTTTTTATCTTTACCAGCTATTTTTACCGCATCAGTTGCAATTGTATTTGGTATAGCCATTGAAACGGTATTACCGGCGGATAGTTCTACCATAACATTATATGTACCATTATCTCCCATTTCAATTGTAAAATTAGTAACCTTACCTGCAAATATATCGTAATTACCAAGTGTATTTATTATTTTATTATGATATGCAGCCTGTTCATCCAAATTTAAAGCAACATATCTTGGAAATTCTGTTGAAACATATGTCTTATAATCATTTTTTGGAACTAATACAGATTCAATATTTGGAACATCAACCGGTCCGGAAATTGGTCCAAATATAGTATCTTTACCTGTGTTACTTGTTGAACTCCATAAACCTTTTATTTTTTTATATTCATTTAGTAAATTTTCTTTTAAAGAAAAATTATTCCCAAACTCTAATAATAAATTATAGCCTGGTCTACAAAAAAATAATTCAAACAATTCTAATTGTTTTAATGTAAAGAGTGTAAGATTAATTTGAGCAGTTTTTAATGCATTATTATCACCATCCGTATCTATTGAAATTGATGTTATAATTGGGCTTGGTCTTCTTGCTCCGTTTTCACCATCATAATCAACTACCACTGCTTTTCCATCAAAATCAACTCCAATTGAAGTTCCTTGCAACCATTGACCAGTTGGATTTGTATTCATTGAATAATTAATATCTGGATTTATATTACTATGAATTATACATCCATGATATGTTGTTATACCTTTTGGAGTTTCGCCAGATACTGCAGATTCATATGTGTTTGTTTTTGCAACTGTCGCAGCAGATGTTAATATTGCAAATGGAACTTTAAGAGATTCCATTTCTGGTAGTTGTTCTCTTCTTTTGAACTCTTCTACCATCCATCCTTTTATTGGCTGTAAATACGGAAAACCCATTACTTATTTATTTTTTGTAAATCTGAAAGTATTTCATTTATGTTTGAAGGTATTCTTAATTGTATTCCTTCTTCTACAAAAAAATTAGCATCATTTAAATTATTAGCGGTCGCAATTATCCACCACATTGATGGGTTATTATAGTATTTATTTGCCAATAAATCTAATCTATCACCTCCTTCCGAAATAATATACAAATCATTATCGTTTGGTTTTATTTTAGGATAAATTGTACTTGCCAAATAATTTTTTCCAATATCAGATTTTAATATTTCAGAATTTTTATATCTCATTTTTTATTATTTTAATCCAAATCTTCCACTAAATACTTCAACTGCTTTTAATTCATCCGCTTTAGTTAATTCATCTTTTTTAGAAGCTTTACCTTTTCCATCTAAATTTTTATTTACATCGGATTGATCTTCTATATCTCTAAAATTATATCTGAACACTTTTTTACCATTAGAATCCGTTATATTATAATTATTTAAACTTTCAATTATTTTCATTCCGAATTGAACATTTATAACATTAGGTAATATTTCCGTGCTACCATCGGTTGCCAATGTTGTTGACCATGCCGTATTATCATCTACTGAAAATGATAAACTTTCTACTATTCCAAGAAGATTATTATACAAAGATTTAATACTTAATCTAATAAAATTAGGTGCAAACATTATTTGCCCACTATCCAATGCTGAATTAGGTGAATTAGCAGGTGTTGAATATTTTGTTTGTACCAATTGTTCAAATGGATATGCCAATTTAGTCAAATATTCTAATTTTTCAACTAAACTTTGTTTTGATGCTCTATCGTAATAATATAATTTAAAATCAAAACTTAAGCTTCTTTCAACTCCACCATATGTATAAACTTTAAATGGAGATCCTATAAATTTATAATCCTGAATTTCTGGTGTGACAGTTTCATTTATACCACTAACTGTTGCATTAAAAAACATTGCTTGTGGTTCTCCTAATACATGAATTTTTATATAAGAAGTAGGTGAATCAATTAAATCTACTTCTGTATTCAAATCAATTTTATCAGTTGAAATATTACTATCCAATATTAATTTATTCCAATCATCCCAGTTTTTTGAATCAGCTTCTCTTTCTTTTAACTTTATTTGAACGTATTCTTCTCTACCTGTATTTTTATTTATTATCTTATCGTATATAGGATAATGTGCTATTGATTTACCACCATTGGTAGCGTAAAATGTTTTTGTTTTATCAA